CGCGGATCACGGCCCATGAGATACGACGGCAACAGATAGGACGCAAACTCAGACTTCGTGTGCCGAGGAGGCATGTTGATGATCAAGCGCTTCAAGCTGCCGTTGGCAATCCGGTCAAAGGCTTTAGCCATGATGGCATGGTGTTCACCAATGATCGCACTGGGCCAGACGTAGCGAGCAAAGTCGAGAAAGTTGCTTCGGGCTTTGTCTTGCGTGTCAAGCTTCGCGAGCCGATATTCAAGGCGCAGTCGGTCCGCTTCTACTTCTTCAGGGATCATAGGGTCCGTTTCGTTTTGAAATTGCAAAAATTTTGACACACATTTGGGTTTTTAACAAAGGGGGCCCTTTTATTGTTGCGGTCTAAAACTGTTTCACGGACCGCTGACCGTGTAAAACAGGGCTAAAGCCGGCGCAGCCAGCGACCCGGCCCGTTTTTTGGACCCCCGGGGGCGGGTACGGGGTCCAGGGCCCGCGGACCGCGGACCGCGGCACCAGGCCGGCGGACCGCGGACCATGGCCGGCGGACCATGGCCACCAGGGCGACGGCCACCAGGGCGGCGGCCACCAGGGCGGCGGCCACCAGGGCGGCGGCCACCAGGGCGGCGGGGCTAGATACCCGGCGCGCGGATCACGGTCCAAGAGGCCCGAGCCGCCGGGCCGGTATGGCCACCAGGACGAAAGCATGGTTATGCTTATTTTGCATAAAGTTCAATGAAGCCGCGCTCGATACCCAGCAATAAAAAAGCCCGCCACCTGGGCGGGCTCGGCGGCCAGGACGGCCGGGTTACGCGAGATCGGCCACCAGCTCAGGCGCGGCCAGCAAGTCGACTGCCCTGGCCTTAAGGGCGGCACCGGTGCCGAACCATGCCGATTCAATTCGGGTATTGTTTGAGCGGCCGCGCTCATGGTCTACCAGCTCGGTAACCGCGTTCAGCATCGCCCAGCGGGTGCCGGCCACGCCGGGCAGGTCCGAGCCGATCGCCTGGCCGTTGAATAGCTGCATGATGCGAACGTAAGCTTTCGACTCAGTCACCGGGCGCGCGCTCGTATGGTACGGGCGTAACAGCTCAGCTACAAACGTGTCCGCCTGGACCGCGTCCATTGTGGTGCCGGCCAGCTGGCGCGACTGAACAAGGAAATTCTCAAAAGCGTTCGCGACAATGCCTAGCTGTAGGCGGACCGACTCGGCGTCGAACCGCTCAGAATGCAGCACTCGAACGGCCGACTTCAAATAACCCGTGCTCGTTTCGGCTTCACCCTTAATTACCCGGCCGCCACTATAGCCCCCGACGGCGGCCGTGATGGTGTTATTACAAACCACTCGAATGGCTGTAAATTTGGCAACGGTGGCCATGGTGCCGTCATAACTGGTGCCCAGCAGCAGATATGGTTTCACCAAGTCAGAGCTAACCACCGGCGCAGCATCGCCGACACTGGCCAGGGCCCACACTCGGCGGCCGTCACTCAGTGCCCCGGCGGTCTCGAGCTGAAAGCCGCCCAGGTCCACCAGCTCTCGGAAAAAATCCATTACTTGGCGGGGTTGCACCACGTTATAGCTATTGGAAACCACGGCCAGGGGACCGCCGGTGTCGGACCGGTGCAAAACTTTACGAGCTGGCCATTCTTGAAGCTCAGTTACGGCCGGGGTGCGGTACTGAACGGGGCTTTCGAGCACGTCATAAGATAGGCCGGCTTCGCGGGTCCAGGTGTCGATATCGGCCCCAGGTGTTAAGGCCTGGCCTAGGCCGTGCCATGGGGTTTCGCCGGCAAAGGCAATAGCGGCGCGGCCGGTGGTGGTGTCGATCATGTGTGCCATGGTGAAATTCTCGCTTTCTAGGGTTAGTGCCGGGGAAAATTCCCCGACGTGTGAATTTTAGTCTAATAAAAATGGGGACGTCAACATTTATTTAATCAATCCAATGTCGCCGACCACATGATGACGTAACAGAGAGCCGGGCGGTAGCGAGCCCGCGAAGTGCACCAGCTCGGCCGCGTCATTCTGGTGGCCGCCGGTTTTCGTTTTCTCCCAGGCCAGTCGAACGTGGCCGCCATTACCATAACATCCGCCCGGTGTATCGTCACCAACTAAGCGGGCCCCGCTACCGTGCGCGACAAACACCACGGCAAAATCTCGATCGCCGCGCGCGCACAACGGCCGGCCGCCGCCACAATCGCTACAGCTGAAATTGTCGGCCAGCTCGGCCGGGCACTGAATGAACCGGACGCCGGCCACGGTATAAGGCCATACCGTCCCGGCCGGGGCGGCCACCACGGCCGGGCGGCCAATGGCCATAGCGGCCAGGGCGTCGGGGATTGTGTCGCAGCTAACATTAATCACGGTTTCGCCGGCCGCCGGCACCGGTAGCAGGTCGGCCGCAAAATGGGAATAGGTCCATGCCTGGCCATTACGCGGCACGGCCCGGCGGACGGCCGCCAAATATTCGACGTCGATCAGGTCGGCCGCGTGCGTGCCCTGGGGGTTCAATGCACACGTTTTCGGACATGTGCCGAAAACGCTATGCTGGCCGGCGCGGTACGTCACCGCGATGGGACCGGTTTTTTTGTTGGCGGATTGTTTAACGGTTTTCAGCATAATTTTCTCGCTTTCTGTCTTTCTGGTGGCCGGGCGGATTGCACGGCCTGGGGCTATTCTAGTCTAATAAATCCACTAGCCAACATTTTCGCGAAAAAAAACCCGGCACGCGGCCGGGCTTTGATAGCAGGTTACTTTTACCAGTGGTCCAGCTGGCTGGCGATTGCCCGGCCGGTGTCGTGCCAGGCGGTAGGGCTGATAATCGCCCGGGGGTTTTCCTGGGGCTCGCCAGCGGCCACAATCTCCACCGCATAGCGGCGCACCGCTTCGAGCACAAACGCCTGGGCCAGTGGGCCCCCGGGGTTCATTGTCATTAGGTGCGTGATTTTCTGCACGTTGTTTAGGGGTTTCATCGAGGGGTTCTTTCAGGGGCTGATGGTAAATGAGTTGTCATTAAAAAAGTCTTTAATCGACTCCTCCATGTCAATCTCGCTGGCCAAGTCCGCTAGTTTTATCTCAGACGCCAGATCGGACAGGCTAATGTGCTCCGCGATATCGTCCGCGAAGTTGTCGCCCAGTTCGGCCGCCAGGTCTGCAAGGTTAACGTGCCGGGCCATAACTTCCAGCTGACCGGCGGTCAGGTGTTGGGCCAGGTCGGTCAGGTCGACGTCCCCCGCGGGGCGGGCGTTCAATTGAGCCAGCTTTTCTGACAGGCTGTCGTTCATCCAGTCATCGATCATGACGGCCACCATCGGGCGCATTTGCTCGGCCAGGTCTTTCACCAGCGCTTGCATGAGTGCGTGCATTTCCATGTTCTTTCTCTCTTTCTAGGGTTGCGGCCTCGCGAATTGCTTGGCCAGATTGCATCTTATATCTACTCTATCAACTTGTCAACTGCCCCCGCCAAATATTTTATGGACTAGCCACCACCAGAAAAGCTTGGCGGCCAAGGGCTTTTGGTCTGGGGGGTGCTGGGACAAGGGTGGTCGGATTTGTTTTTGACGCGCCGCCGCCAGGCGCTCGCGGTCCCGGCGGTTCATAGTCCAATTTTGGCAGCCATTTCCGGTCTAGTCTCCCGCAGCCATTTTGCAAATTTCAGCGTTTGAGCCGATTTCGCATAACTGTGAGGCCATGCCCTACTGGGGGGCCTCAGCCCCGAAAAGAACTCGGCGATATCCTCAGAGGGGTACCACCGATTGCCATTGTCCGTCTTTCCAAGCGCACGCAGGTGCTGCCAGTTCAATTTTTGCATTTCTAACTTTCTAGTTTGCCTGGAAAAGTCCAGGTCTAATAATCCTAGCATGACTTCAGCCGGCCGGTCAAGCGGCCACCAAAAACTTTCGTAGCTCTGCCCACGGGATGCCGGTCCACGGCCAGCGCGCCATGGGCCGCGTATCGATGCCCAGGTTGACCAAGTCGATCGCCTGTTCGCCGGCGTACAGCAGCAGTTCGGACTTGCTTGCATGCGCGGTGCCGGGCGGGTGATACTGGACAAGGATGTAAGTCGGGCAACGCAAATCGGCGTGCTTGATCTGGAACGCCACCTGATGCGGGGACAGGTTGACCTTGCGGCCCCGCTTGACCACCTTGAGTTCCACCATGACGAACAGGCCATGCGGGAACGCCAACAGGCAGTCCGGGATGCCTAAATTAACCCTTGACTCGATTCGGGTGAAATGGCAACTTGGAAGGTTTTCCCTCAATCGCTTGTACAGGTTCGCTTCGGGTTTCAATGCCATTGTCTTCCTCTTCGGGTTCTTCTTCAATTTGTTTAAGGGTCACGTCCACAATCGGTCCAGCAATCCCGCCGCCGTACAAGCGCTTGATTTCTTCAAGCTTGCGGGTGACCTCTTCCTTGCTCATGCTGTCGATCGTGCCGTGCCTGATTTCCTTGCGGTCGATGTAGATGGACCCGAGGGCCTGGCCGCGCCGGTATTCGGCCTGGACGGCCGCGCCGTAGGCCCCTGCGGCCAGCGCCTGGTCGCGGATGAGCTGCAGGTCGCGCATGTGCCGCTCGAATGTCGTGCCGTACTTTTCGCCTAGCTCGCGCCGACGCACCTGGATCGCGGCCACGATGTGCGGGAAAACCTCAGGGTCAGTCAGTTCCCGCGCGCGGTTCTTGGCCCATGTCTCGCCGTACCCGGCCCGCATAGCCGCCTCTTTCAAGGTGACGTGCCCATCCCCCGCGCAAAACTCTTCCACGAACTTCCATTCCTGGGGCGTCAGGACCTTGGGCTTGTGGGGCTTGACCGGGACCGCCAGCCGGGTGGCCACCCGCTGGTCTATTCCGCCCAGCTTTTTGCCCGCCAAGAACCTCTCGTCCTTACCGGTAGCCATCAGGAGACCCTCCAGAGCCGCCAGCCTTCGCCGTAGCGCCTGCAGGTGAACCTGACCCCTGGGTGACGGCGCGCGTACATGTAGGCGGCGCTACGCAGGTTCTTGATCCAGTCCTTGTCCAGGATCAGGAAACTGTCCCCAACCGCCATCCGAATGAAGGGATAGCTCGTCCGGGACTCCGCGCCATCAGGGACAGGGATGTTTTTTTCGATATTCATGCCTGCAGTGTACAACAAGTCCACGGGCAACACGACTACAAGGCCTTTCCCCTTCAAATTTGGCATTTCAATAGGATTATTTACAACATCATTTACATATTCAAGCTATGAAGATGAAGCCGCGCGCATTTTATATCAATTACATCATTACACTTCCACAAGACCCTGTAATCACTCGTAACCTATTGATTTAGTTACGTTATTACACCATTACACTTTATCCACCACTTTATACTGCTCAAAAGTGTAAATGAAGTTGTAAATAATCCTATTGAAATGCCAAATTTGACCCGTGGTCCGTGGTCCCCCCTCCGTTTTACTAGGGTAAACCCTTGTAAATCACCCCTTTTCCCCTTACACCGCCCCTTTTTCCCCTACACCTACACCTCTCCCCCCTACACCTCTTTCTCTTTCCCTTGTAAAATGCGCAAAGCCCAGGTGGTCAAAACACCTGGGCTTTACTTCCCACACCTCGTTTTAAAGGAACGACGCCATGAGCATCCCGGACTTTAGCACCCTTGATTGCATTCGCCACCGCCTTCGTTACTACAACATAGGCAATGGCGCGTTGGTTTGGCGGTATGGTGCTCGTGAGGGCGAGCTTGCGGGCAGTGAGACGGCCTCGGCGGACCCGGAGTTGCGTATTCGCATCAATGGCCAGTCTTTGTTGGCCGCTAAAGTCGCGTGGTTCTTGTCCATGGGCTATTGGACCGAGAACCGCCTGAAGTTCCTGAACGGGGACCGCACGGACATCCGCATGGATAATCTCGAAGAGACGGACCGCGTAGACGGCCCAGGCCGCTGACCTTTGCCCCTTATTGCAGCTGCGTCCCCAGCCAGCGCCTGTGCTCCCCTGAGAGCATCTTGGCCGCCACCTCTATGGGAAGCAGGTCGCCAAACTCAATCTCTGTTATGTCCTCGCCGTTCATCACCGGCCCGATGAGGGCATACTTCTGGCCGCCGGCGGTCAGGATGACCACCTGGACCATGGTCCGTGAGCCGAGGGCCTCCACCATATCCTGAAGGAACGGTCTTAGCTGTTCAGCATCTGCCATGTCGCATCCTCGGCAGTGGTGCCCAGAACTCCCAGAACTGTGTCTCGTTGGGTCGGCAGGTGTAGTGCCCAAGTGACGCCACGCCGCCGCGCCCCAGCAAAAGAATCTTGACGTTAGTAGGCGTTGCTGAGTCAATGGGCATCCAGTAATAGTCTTGTGCCACCACTGCTGCGCGGGTGCTGTCCAGCTTGTACTTTTGCTCGTGCATGATGCGTTCAAACTCTTCGTCTTCGGGTGTCATGTGTTCTCCTTTATGTGCACACCGCACTTGATGCACTTGCCATCAACAATGTCATGCGCCTTACCCTCATGGCACTCATGCGCCCCGAACAGCCTAGCCAGCCCCGGCGCGTATTCGTCACCAATGCGGTACAGCTTCGGGTAGTTTGGGTGAAAGTATTCAGTCATGTGTTGCGCTCCTTTAGTTTGGCTTCCACTGTTCTGGCAAACTCAACCCATTTGCTACCATAGACATTGTTCCTGTCAAACAAATCCAAAACCTCTTCAGGTGTTAGCCCTACCCACGGGCGCTGATTGTTGATCGTTGGTTTCATTATTTCTCCATCGCTTACACGGCTTACTTGCCCTGCATTCCAAGCGCGGTAGAAATCTGTTTCAGAATCGTCTCTCATGTGTTGCGCTCCTTTAGTTTGGCTTCCAAGGTTCGGACTTTGAGTAGTATTTGGTACGGATTGATATTTGAGTCTGATGGTCCCCTCCAAGGGTCTGCGCGTAAAATTTCCCAAGGGTCTGCGCGTAAAATTTCCTCATCCGTCAGACCTACCCATTGGCGCTGTGCTTTTGTTTGCCAGTAATGCACATCACACAACTCACCTTGGTCAATGTCATCTTTGTATAAATTAAATTGATAGCTGCCGCAGTTCCAAGCGCCACACTTATATACACATCTCTTCTCAGCCATTGTTGCGCTCCTTCAGCTTGGCTTCTACTGCAATAAGCAAATCTTCCCAGCCATACTGAGCCGCCGCAAATTTACGCCTATCTTCATCCGTCAGCCCCTGCCACGGGCGCTGTGC